GCTGTCCTCGAAAATAAGTTAATACAGGCAGAGAGGAGTTTACATGAGTTCAAACAAATCTTCACGCATTGGACCGAAAGGTTGGAGGATAGACCCCGGAGACGGGAGTTAAAGAAATCTAATGGGTTGTATCCGGGACAACTGCCACCCCTACCTTTGGATGATGATGAAGAAAACATTACTGAACCGGAACAGTGTAATGAATGAGGGTGAAACCCTTTCTCAGTTAGAGAAAAAACGAGCGTTAAGGAATAATACAAACAATGTCAATTAAAACAGTTACAGGATCATCTGGCGCTAATGCAGCTCAAACAGTATCTATTACAAGTCCCGGAACTAAATGTATTCAGTTTTGGGGATACGTAGTTACCTTCTACGGAGGTGCGCCAACAGAACCTATTCAGATTGACTTTTCAGATTCTGGACCTTTAGGTGGGGAAGTGATATGGATTGATCTAATCCCTGCTGCGATAGCAACTAAAGTTATGTCATCTCCTGCAAGATTTGTATTTCCTAAACCTTATTTTGTACGAAAGGGTTTAGATTTACAATGCGATATTGCAGCAGGAGGCGCTGGTGTTGTAACCAAGTGCTCATTGCTATATGAAATATAGACATAGTATAAGAGAGGACTTTGGGGAGTTTAAGAATCATTCAACCTTACGTCTTAAAACACAGACTCAATGGTCTGGAAGTAATGCAGAGAATACACTAACAATTGCTAGTCCTAATAATAAGTACCTTTGGATAACAGGATATATTGTTTCTTGGAAATCTGACGATCCTAAACTTGATGCGGATCTTGATTATGATATACATATAGAAATTTTAGACGAAGATGATAATGTACTATGGTTAGACACAATACATGAAGATCAAATAACAGGATATTATACACCAACTCTATTTGCAGGACGACCAGCACGATTCGTGTTTCCGAAACCACTCAAGATACCTGCTGGAAAAGATGCTAAGGTTTGGGCAAGCAAGGGTGGTGGAAACATTAAGACACTCATATCGGTGACTTATGAAATATAAAAGAAGTTTTGTGATCCCTGTATTAGATGGAGAGAAGTATGACATCAGAGAACTACTACACGATCTGATGCATATCGAGGGAGAGGTTATCTGTGTGTTTAACGGCAAACCAATAGCGCACAAGAGAATTGATAAGTTTTGCCAAAATAGTCACAATGTTGGTGTAAGTCGAGCATGGAATATTGGATTAAATCTAGTAGAGAGCGACACAGTATTCATATTAAACTCAGACGTAAGAGTAACAGAACCTACAATACGACAACTAGAATCGTATTTGTATAGCCTCGATAGGGCAGTTATGGTCAGCCCAGAGGGACTAAATGTTTCGTATGAAGTTTGCACGACTGTTGATTATTTCAAGAATCTGGATGAACCTGTTTGTACAGATACGATATCCGGTTTCTTATTTGGAATAAACTATAAACTATTTTTAGATTCCAAACTGGCATTTGATAACCGATACAGTCCATGCTTCATTGAAGAGTTTGATATGGGAAAACAGATACAACAGGCTGGATTAAAATGTTATGCAGTACCTGCCGATGGATATAGCCATGAGTGGGGAATCTCTGCTGCTAATAATGTCAAGATTAATTATTTTGGAAAAGAGGTACTAAGAGACGATGTGCTGGAAGAAAATATAAAAGTATTTAAGGATAAATGGGCATGAGAATAATTATAGATATTGATGGCAAAGAGATTAGACCAGTGTATACTCCACCTAAATCTGAGAAAGCAGAACCCTCTACAGAAGAGGATGGGTTAAAACTCAGACTCCTGAATCAAGATACATTACAAGAGGATGAAAAGGCTGCACTGGAAGGAGAAATTGTATTGCATGTTCGAAAGATGCTAAAGAAGGGGAAGAAGAAAGAAGTCTTCAAACTTCTAAAAGATATCAAAGATTCTATGTCAACAGAACTTAGAGATTTATTAAGTGAAGAAATTAAATTAATGTAAGGAGATACAATTAGATGGTTTATAAATCAAAGACTGGTACTTCGGCAGATCAAGTAACTCAAACAGTTACTATCACTAGCCCGAATACAAAGATGATCTTCTTAAAGCAATATCTTGTAGCTGCTGCCGGAACGGTAGAACCTACAACAACTATTACTATTCAGATTCTTGATGAAAGTGATAATGTGCTTTGGGAAGATGCAATTTTATGTTCATTGGAAAATGACAGTACAGGTCCATTTCGTGTGGATCATACATTTCCGGGACGAGGATTATCTTGTCCAATGGGAAAGAATATGAAAATTGTAGTTGGTGATCCGGGAGGAGCAGGATCGCATACAGAATGTAGTGTACTATATAGTATATAAAAATGAAAAAGATACTAGCAACAATCATCGGATTGGTCATGCTAGTAGGCACAGCACTCCCTGCTAGTGGGCTAATGGGTTATATCAATCGTCAAACAATTATGTTGTATGGTGAAGTCGCCTCAGGCGACGAAGTTGAGATACGCATATTGTTCGATGGGCAGGAAGAAGAGTATCAAATAATTGTGAACAGTCACGGTGGTCGGGCCTTCGTGTGCTTGAGTATAGCACAACATATCAAGTCTCTACAAGATATGGGAAAGAAAGTGACCACAGAAGTTTCTGGTATGGCACTGAGTGCTGGAGCGATCATCTGGATGATGGGAGATATAAGAATTGCACATCGTAATGATGTTATTATGTTTCACGGAGTTCAAATGATTAACCCACAAACAGGACAACCTGTACCAAGAGAATTGTTAGATGATTCAGATAGATTTGTTATAGATACACTTAATGGATTTATGATAGAAGAATTAACAAAAATAATAGGAAAGAAGAAAGCCGAGAAAATGATTGAGGGGGAAACTTGGTTAACAGGTAAACAAGCCTTCGACATGGGACTCGCAACTATATTAAAATAAAGGAGATAACATGAAGAAGTTTATCGCTGCGTTAGTCGCAGCAGCAATGTTGGTAGCAACACCAGCTATCGCAGGTTTCAAGAATACTAATAATCAGCTTAATAAAGCTGGTGTTAAAGCTAGTTACAAAGCATTAGAGATTCAGCATTATGGAGAAAATACATGGGTGATGGTTGAAGATCGTATTCGTGTTCAAGAACGTTTAGCAAATAATCCTGAAAGGGGTGTACCTAGTCGTGTCATGGGTATCCATCAAGGTAATGGAGATTATCTGATTTACATTACTATGGGATTCTGGACTATGCCTTTTGGTATATTTGATATGGATACATTAAAGACTATTGTACCTGTATTTAATACTTTAGATGGTATGTATCCTGCACAATTTATGACATTCGCAGGATTTGAAGATATCTGGGTATATATGGATACTACTGAAGGACAAGAAGATTTTGCTTTAAGTGTTATTAGAGATTTAAATCAAAAAGCACTTGATGCAGAAGGAGTAAGATAAATAGTAAGGGGGAGTAGTGGATAAATTAGAAGCAATAAGGATTCTGTCCGAGAAGGATTGCTTTAATTGGATTAGATTAAATAAATTACAGTTATCTCATGGCCCTTGGGATCTAATGGGCCATGAGTATCAGAAAGACTGGCTCACATGTGAAGCTAAAGAACAATGCTTCATTAAAGGAGCACAAATTGGGGCAACGGAAGCATTGGTTCTTAAGACGCTATTCGGTCTGGTTACTGACAAGTATCCAACGGGTGCGCTTTACCTTTTTCCAACTAGAGATGATGTTAGAGACTTTAGTAAGTCTCGATTTGATCCACTTATTCAAAATAATGAATTTATTGGTAAACATGTTAAAGCGGCTGGAGATAAAGGAACAGATGCACAAAATATTAAGAAGATTAGAAAAGGATACCTATACCTTCGAGGAGCTAAGAGCACTAAGAAGATTGGCGGAACCAAAGAATCTTCAAGCCAACTTAAATCTATTCCGGCTGATAGGATCGTATTTGACGAAAGAGATGAAATTTCGGATGCTATGGTGGAGCTTGCAAGACACCGTGTTATGCATTCTAGAGTCAAAGAAATCATCTCGCTTGGAACTCCTACTATTCCTGACTATGGAATGGATGCGCTTTATAAGGAGTCCGATCAAAGAGTATGGATGATTAAATGCCAAAAATGTGCTAAATGGTCATCGCTTGATTTGGAGTTTCCAAACAGTATAGGTAGACGACCAGATCGAACAGCATATAGGCGTTGTATTTATTGTGACGCCGAGTTAAATCCTATGTATGGTAGGTGGGAGGCTCAGTATCCCAACAATGATGTAGTTGGGTGGTGGATCTCTCAGTTGAATTCAGTATATGTAGATCCAACGTATATTATAGATAGGTATGAAGATCCTCCACAGGGAAATCTGTCGGAGATTATGAATAGTAATCTTGGTAGGGCATATATCCCTGCTGAGAATAGACTCACACCGCAGGAAATGTGGACATGCCAAGGAGACGATCCTATGCTTACTAAAGCAGAGGGACCTTGCTGTATGGGAGTCGATGTAGGTACACAACTGCATGTTGTAATAGCACAGCGTAAAACTCGCAAGACGCTGGAGATCATAAAATTGTGTCGAGTAACCTCGTTTAATGATCTACATGATTTAGCGAGGGACTTCAATGTGAAGTCCACCGTCATTGACTTGTATCCTGAACAACGTAAAGTAAGAGAGTTCCAACGTAGCGAGACACATAGCGTTTATGGTTGTCAATACGTTGAAGCAAGAGCACAAATGGCTTCTTGGGACGATAAGGATAAAATAATTAAGTGTGCAAGAACTGAAGTATGTGATGCTAGTCATGAACAAATCACTACTCCAAGTGGAATGATTATTCCACGAAGGAATAAAGAAGTTGAATTGTTTGTGAAAGAGTGTTGTAATATTGCTAAGGTTCTTGAGGAAGATAAAGATACTGGATCTAGAATCTTTAGGTATAAGAAACTTGGACCAGACCATTACAGGCATGCCTTAAATTATTGTATTCTTGCTTCTGAACGTACAGGTACAATTAGTGATAAGAAACTAATCAAACGATTCTTCGGTAAGAGAGCCAAACGGACTTGGCTTACTGCGTAGTCGTGGGGAGGAATTATGAATACAGTATATTTTAGTGATAAAACAACGAGAGAAATCTCAGATCAGGAAATGTTAAATTTGGTTAAGCGTCTAACTCATATGGGTCTAAAGGTACACAGAACACGTTATTTAAAAGATGCAGAAGAGATTTGGATACTGAGTCCATCTAATATAAGTAGAGTAGTTATGGGGAGAGATGATGATGAAGACGAAAACGATGACGATAGTTCCACAAGTGTGGAGTCAGTGGTTGTACCGGAAGTTTCTGAGGGAACAGAAGATAGAGAAGGAGATACAACTCCTGTTGAAGAAGAGGAACCTGAAACCCAACAACAACGAAACGATAGACTCTTAGCAGAAATGAAAGAGAAGTCTGATTGTGCTGGTAATGGGCATGAGGGCAAAGAACAAGTGATTCACTTTCAAGATGTTATGATTAGAAAGAAAGGCGCAAAAACTAGTCTGCCAAGCAGACGATATTTTCCAGTATGTTCATTTTGTGGACTGCGCCAGAAGTATGTAAAGGCGGATAGCCTAACAGACGAACAGAAAGAAAACGCAAAATTATATGAGGTATAACGAATGTTTGAATTCTTAAGTAAGATAAAGAAACTAGATAAAGCCAAGAAAATGTTTCAACGGGCTGTTGATGCTGATCGTGAGTGGCAAGGTGGAGCGATTCAGGATTTTAATTTTCGAGATGGGGAACAGTGGACTAATGAAGAGAAACGTATCCTAGCAGAAGAATTAAGACCTTGTATGACATTCAATTTAACCAAATCACAAGTTGATTTGATTATGGGTATGAATGAAGATAACAGAATCACACATAGATGTTCACCAGTGGAACCTTTAGATGGGTTCTTATCAGAACTTTTGAATGATATTTCTGATTGGGTTCGAGAAACTAATGAGTTTGACGACGAAGAAGATATGGCTCTTGAATCTGCTGCAATATGCGGAAGAGGATATGTAGCATTAGATGTATCACCAGATCCTAAAAAGTTTGGCGATATTAAAATTCAAGAAATAGTTGTACCTGTTCGTGAAGTGCATCCTGATCCATCAGCACGCAGACCTAATTGGTCTGATGCATCTTATATTTGTTGGGATAGATGGATTGGTATAGAAGATTTTAAAATTAAATATCCAAAAATAAGAGGTAAAGCTCTTAAAGAATTGATAAGTGAAGGTTTAGGACATGGTATAGATAGTATAGCAGAAGGACAACCACAAGAGTATTTTGAACCAGAGTTTGATATATCTGGTGATGACTCTGATTATGATATGCCTTTAGATCTTAATTACTATGACCGTACCAAGAATATGATTAGATTAGTACATATGGAGTATTGGAAGAATTATACACGTTATTATGTATTTGATCCTATTGTTGGTGACTTTCAAGAAGTACCAAACAAACCGAGTACAGAAGATAAAGCTCTGTTCTTACAAGAATTTGGAGAAGAAATGGTTATTGAAACCATGCAAGATAAGAAAGTCATGTGGCTACAGTTCACTGGCGATAGGATCTTGTATGATGGAGATTCACCTATTATATTTCCCGGATTCTCAATAGTGCCTATGTTTGCTTTCCGTGATGTTTCAATGAGAACAGCGGATCATTTTGGAATTGTGCGGTTGATGAAAGATCCTCAAAGAGAAATCAATAAGCGTTGGTCACAAGCCTTAAACATGTTGAACAATCAAGTTCAACCGGGAGTATTTGCAGAGGCTGAGACATTCGTTGACGAAGCTCAAGCACAGGCGTCTATGAAAGAAGCAGGTGGTATCACTTATTTAAATCCGGGTGGATTAAGTAAGATGAAGGAAAGACAAGTTCCAACCTTTCCGAATGCACCGATGCAGATGGAACAATTCAGTCAAGATATACTGAAGAAGATTACGGGTATTAATCCCGACCTACTTGGTCAAGATCGAGGGAGGCAGGAACCGGGAGTCGTAGTGCGGCTACGACAACAACAAGGGATGACCTTGCTGAAACCATTGTTTAATGGACTCAACAGAATGAAGAAGGGTCTATTTAAACGCCAACTGGCAATTATTATGCAGTTCATGCCTAATAGCCAGATACTTAAGATATTGGGTCAAAACGATAGATATCAAGTCTTCAAGGAAACTGGTGAGATAGTAGATACCATGTTAGGTCTGAAGGCTAATATCAGAGCTGTGAGGGAGTTAGAATATAATATCAAAGCAGAAGAAGCTACTGGTAATATGTCTAAGAGAATGATGGAAATGCAAATGCTAATGGAAATGATGGAAAAGAATTTTCCAGTAGATCCAATGCAAATCATTGAAAAGTTAGAACTGCCAGAATCAGAGAAAGTACGTTGGATGAATTACATTACTCAACAACAAAAAGCTCAAGCACAAGAGAAACAACAAATGCTAGCTAAGGAAATTGAGTTTAAGGAACGTGAGATGGCAGATGATGAACGTGAAACTACGTTAGAGTTTATTGTGGATATGGCTAAGATTAAACAGATGGGCGAAAAGGATGAAAAGAGTATGATTACGAATTTCGCCAAGATGTCAGTGGAAGAACAACGAAATCTTATGCAATTCACAGCGCAGATGGCTAGTGTGGCTGCTCAGGCTGTACAGCAAGAACAAGAGATGGCAATAGATGCCAAGAGAGCAAAGCAGGAGCTTGGTCAAGATGCTAATGCACATAAACAAGATATGGCATTTGATAGAGAGAAACAAGCGTTAGATTTAAAAGCCGCAGAAGAAAAACAAACTCAAGCTATGCGGTTCGCTAAAGAGAAAGCTGCTATTGCAAATGCTCAAGCAAAGAAACAAGGGGGAACTTATGGACGAGCGCAATCGAATAGTAGAAAATGATAAACCAAAAAGTAGGAGACTCTACAGACGCAAAGGTTGGAAGGGCTTTGTGCACTCCTACGAAGCATATACAACTAATGGTAACTTCGAAAAGGTCAAGTTTGATGATACTATTAATGAAGACAAGATTGTAGAAAAAGATGATTTTAAAACTATATATAAGTTTTAAAAAGGGGGAAATATGAAAGCAAAGTTAGATAAGATTCTAAAAGATCTCGTCAGTCAATATGATGGCGCTGCTGAAGAGCAGGACAGGGCGAATGCCTTGGTTCTAATTCAAACGGCTCTAGTTAATAGAATTAATTGGAATACGATTGAAGTAGGGAACATAAATATCAAAGAAATGAAGAAAGAAATAGCAAGTAAATAGTTTGACCCAACGTACTACCTCCCCCTAGTACGTTGATCGAGTGGGGCGTGAAGGAAAGTCCTCGAAAGAGACTGCTACCGGATTGCCCCCTCCAAAATAAACATGAGGGAGTTTCGTAGCTCCGAACGATAAGGGAGGCCAATTATGGCAAAAGACGCATTAGATAAAATACTAGATGGTGATATTGAAGATTTAGAGGACGAAGAAGATGAATTCACTATCGAAGAGTATAAAGCACTACAAGAAAAGTTGGAAGCATCCAAGAAGGAAACTCAAGGGATGCTGAGTACAATCAAGAGTGAAAGAGCAAAAAGACAACAATCGGCTAGTGAACTGGCCGAGTTAAAAGGTACTGTAAACGGTATCTTACAAGCACGAAACGCTAGCTTCGATAATGCAGCGGCCCAAAAGAAGGACGCAGATCTGAGGGCATCAGTAGAATATACCGATGACGGGGATGGGTATATCAATCTGGATGGAGCAATAAATCCCGTGGTTGATAAGTTGAGTCAGGAGATTAAAGAACTAAAAGACTATATCACCCAAACCGATCAGACTAGACAGGCGGACGCACAGGGAGACGCACTGATTCAGTCTATTGTCGGAGAGAAACCAGAGTACGGAGCCGCATATAGCAAGTATAAGAATGCTCATAAGTGGCTTGACGACAGAGTAACGGCATGGCAGGATGCAAATGGCGTGCAACGTCCATTGACCGGAGGAGAAGCGCTCGACTATGTATTCACAGACGCAAGTGAATTTAATGAGACCTTCCCCGGAGTGAATATTGCCGACATTTTATTTGCTGAGGATTCTCAGTATCAATTACGCACGATGCTCGATAACGTGTCAAAAGGCTCTACCCCTGAGTTAAAAAGACCAGACGCTCGTTTTCAGAAAGTATTGAATAAACCCTCTGGGCTGGGAGCGAACGCCAACGCAAACGCTGAGTTATCTGTAGTAGACAAAGCTGGCAATCTATCATCTATGGATATTATGGCATTGAGTGATGAAGCAGCAGCACAGTTAGAAGCTGCTATGCTTCGAGAAGAGAAGGCAGAGGGCATCAAATGGAATAATTAAGATAAAAGCATAAAGGAGAAATATTATGGCTGTTACTGCTTTTGGAACAAACGATGCTCAGACAGTAAAATTATGGAGTTCACTCACATTGCGAGAAGCTCTTAAAGCAACTCTGTTTAGCAGATTAATGGGAACTGGTAAAGGGGCCATCCTTCAAAAGATGACCGAACTTGAAAAGAGTGCCGGGGACCAAATCAAGTACGACCTATTAATGCAAATGACTGGCGACGGTGTTACCGGAGACAATCGTATGCGTGATAGTGAAGAAGCACTGGTTTACTACCAAGATACGGTTAATATTGACCAACTACGAAACGCTCACTTGTTCCGTAGAATGTCTCAACAACGGACGCTGCATAACCTTCGTTCTGACGCCAAGGGAAATCTGGCTGATTGGTTTAGTGGTAAGTTCGATAGTTATATGTTCCGTACACTTTGTGGTGATACCTCATTAACACATGGACAAACGGCTACTGCGCCGACTACAGAGCATACTCTGTGGTCTGGTGACGCTACTACACAAGGTACAGTTGGTGCCAATGACCAGTTTAGTCTGGCTGACATCGACTACGCTATTGAAATGGCGAAGACGTTGACTCCACCTATCAGACCTACAGAAGCGGCTGGCGAGCAAATGTATGTGATGGTTCTCCATCCATATAGTGTAACCGATCTTCGGTTAGACGTTGCTGCTTCGGCTTACTTTACGTGGCCTGACATTCAGATGTACGCTAACAAGCGTGGTCTGAAGAATCCTATTTTTACAGGAGCACTTGGTATTTATAACAACGTGGTTCTGATCGAAGCTAATAGGATTTATAATCCTACCTCTACCGTGTACAACAACCTGTTCTTAGGAGCACAAGCTGGTGTATTCGCTATGGGTGGTGCGTATGATGCGATTGAAAGCACCCGTGTAGGAAAAGACAATCTAATGAGCTGGTATGAGGAAAAGGACGATTACGGGAATGAAAAGGGTATCTCCGTTGGAAGTATCTTTGGAATGAACAAGTCGGTTTTCAACAGCAAGGACTATGGATTGGTAACGATTCAGTCTTATGGTGTTGCTCATACCTAATAATCTTCCGCCATTAGGCGGAGATTAGTATAATAAAAAATAAAATAGGAGAACGAATAATATGGCTGCATTGTTATACAATTTAGATCACAAAGCTGGTGGGAATCCTAAAGCTGGTTCTTTCTGGATGACAGCGAGGGTTGACTTTTCAGAATATCCTACACTGGCTACTGGTGATTCTATTAGAATCGGTAAAGTAAGAGATGGATGGATCATAATGAACAGTTATTGGCGGATGCCTACTGCTAGTACCTCT